GCAGAGCTCCAGGTAATTCGTGACTCATACTCAAAGAAGAGAAAAGCCCTCGCCAAAGAAGAGGCTGACTATAAGATAAGTCTTGACCAACAGGTTGCTGATGCTAACCTAGATATAGCAAGTCAAGCATTTGGTGCAATTGCCTCAATTGTAGGTGAAGGCTCTGTTGTAGGTAAAGCTGCTGCAATTGCTGCCACCACAATTGATACTTATGTAGGTGCACAAAAGGCTTATACTTCTCAACTTATACCTGGTGATCCTACCAGCCCAGTTCGTGCGGCGATTGCTGCAGGTATTGCGATCGCAGCTGGTGTTGCAAATGTTGCTAAGATAGTTGCTACTCCAACTCCATCTGCAGGAGGTGCAGGTAACCCAGTTAGCGGTGGACCAACACCACCACCTATTCCCCAATTTAACCCACAGGCAGCCTTAGCAGGAACTGTAGGAGATAATGTACAAGCTCCTGGTGATGTAACTAGTCAACAGACCGGAAGTCAAAGTACCATTGTTCGCGCATATGTTGTAGACAGTGAAGTTACAAGTCAGCAAGAAGCTACTCGTAAAATTGAAAACTTAGCATCTTTGTAATATGAATAAGATTGTAGAACTATTAATTGATTTTGAAGAAACACCTTATGATGATCTGGGTGTAAACATTATGTCATTGGTTGACCAACCTGCTATAGGTGTAAATTGGTTAGCCTTTGCACAACAGGACTTTGTTAAGCCAAAGGATGGAGAAGAGGCTGATCCCTTTATGGACAGATGTATCCCCGTTCTCATAGATGAAGGTTATCCCCAAGACCAAGCAGCTGCAATCTGTCATTCTTATTGGGAAGAAGTACATGGCCCTACAGAGATGGGAGTAGACACCGGTAACCTGCAACCTTATGTTGAGCAAGTGAGCAAACCCAAAAAGAAAGGCTTTGAGTCCTGCACAGATGAAGAGTTGCAGAGAGCAATTCTTAAGGAAGCGGAAACCTTAGGTGAAGAGTATGATCCACGAGAAGCCATTTACTTACAGCTTAACCGCGATGAGTTTACAACCGTTGGTGAAGTCCTAGAAGGAATTGTTGCCTTAGATATCCTGGGTAAAAGGGATATAGCTCGTGATCAAAGAGCAGAAACTAAATACCGTTATGCAGGCCCTCCAGGACAGCGGTTCTTCTGCCGAGGAATGATGAGGCTAAATAAGTTGTATACCCGTGAAGAGATTAATGAAATTACCCGTCGTACCGCTAGTCTTAACCCAGGTATGGGCCACAACTCTAGTACCTATTCTGTTTGGAATTACAAAGGTGGAGTTAATTGCCAACACTACTGGGAGGAGCTACATGTCTTTAGAAATGCTAACGGTCAACTTGTAATGGTATCCAATGGACCTGCTCCTGGTGATGCTGGTGAAGTCGCTAGTGCTAGCAATAACTATTGGAGATTTAAAGCCGATGGTGATCAAATGATTATCACTGGGCCTGCAATGATACCTAATCAACTTATTCCACGCAAAGATGAAATGGGTAACATATTCCATGTATTCTTTAGTAAGGAAACGGTTGCCAAAATAGCTCGTGAGTTTCTTGCTCGTGAGTATGCACATAATACAGATATAAATCACAATGAAATTGTTACAAAAGATAACACACTACTTGAAAGCTGGCTTGTTGACAATCCACAAATGGATAAAGCAAGCGATCTTGGGTTTAGCGTACCTACTGGGACTTGGATGGTATCTTATAAAGTCAATGATCCAACTACCTGGGAACGCATTAAAGCTGGTGAACTCAACGGTTTTTCCGTGGCTGGCGAATTTATACAAAAACTTGCGAAATAAGAAATGGATATAAAAGACTCTACCGCCAATGTGGTCTCTCTTACAGGCATGACCATGTCATTTATGAACTTTGAAACGATGCTTACAATCGTGGTGCTCTTCTCTGCACTCGCGTTAAATATAGTAAGGATTTACGAAATATGGAAAAAGAAGTCTACATCATCGGAGGAGGACCCTCGCTCAGAGGATACGACTGGAAAAGACTAAAGGGTAAGGACACAATTGGAATAAATGAAGCTTATAGAAAGGATCCTACATATCTCTTTTGGATGGACCAAAAATGGTACCAAAGCAAAAGTGATCTCTCTCACCCAAAAGCGTACACGGTTCACCCGGTTCACACGGAATACCCAAAAGGTATTACCTGCCTCAGTAGAGAACAGTTGGGAAGAGGAAGCAACAGCGGATACGCATCTATTCATTTAGCAAACTACTTAGGTTACTCCCGTGTTTTTCTCCTAGGGTTTGATATGGGTTATCCCATAGGACAAAGTCATTGGCACGAGGGTTATAAGACCACTGCACAAAGATCCCTAATGAAGAGTAAGTGGGTAGAGGAATTTAATAGAATACCTAAGGAGTTACCACATATGAAAATCTGCAACTGCAATCCCCAAAGTAACCTTAGGATATTTCCCTTTTGCGGATGCTAGATCACCTGTAGACGACTTTTGTCTATAATTCACTATACCATATTTAATACTGTGGATGGTCCACAAAAACTTATTCAAAATAAACACTACAACTATTATGAAAGTATCAGATGTTATTTCAAGGTTGAAGGTTATGTTAGCCGACTCAACCGAAGAGGTAGTGGAAACTAAAGTTGAAGAGAAAATGGCAGAAGCTACTCTCGTTGACGGAACAGAAGTTTACACAGAAGGCGAATTAGAGCCGGGTGCTATTCTTTTTGTTCGTGCAGGCGAAGGTGTTAGCGAAGATCCATTTGCTCCAGCTGGTATCCATGAAACAACCGATGGCTTAATCATTACTGTAGGTGAAAATGGCGAAATCACTTCTATCGAAGAAAAATCTGCTGAAGCTGCTCAAGACGAAATCGTTGAAGAGGAAATGGCTGAGGCTGATAAAGAGAAAGAAGAAATGAACATTGAAGAGTTGCTTAAAGCAATTGTTGAAATGTTGTTGCCTTACACTGAAGGTATGGAGGAAGTTAAGGAAAAGATTGAGGTTTTAGAAAACCGATTTAACAAAATCGCTGATGAACCTGCAGCGACTCGTATCACTAATAACTTCAAAGCAGAATTCGCGGATAGTAAGTCTACCGCTGAAAGACGTTTTGAGCGTTTAGTTGAGCTGAGAAAGTCAGGTCAAAAAATTCGCTAATGCGATACTAAATTAACCATTTAAAAAATACTTAAAAATTATGGCTTTTGATTTAACTGCATTAAGTACTTACACTGACGAACAGTCTTTGGATTTGATCGCAAAGGCGGTTTTGACGACTGACTTAATGAATGAAATTGACGTGCGCGCTGGCCTTAGCGCTGGTACCGTTGCTATCAACTTGATGGACGGAGACCTTAATGTTGCCGATTTGGCCTGTGGGTGGAACCCTTCAGGTAATGTTGACTTTTCACAGGTAGATATTACTATCCGTGATAAACAAGTTAAAATGGACCTTTGTCCTGCTGACTTGAGAGAATACTGGTTGTCTCAAAGAATGTCTCCTTCTGCTTACCAGGAGTCAGTTCCTTTTGAGGAAGTGATTGCTAACTACTATGTAGAAAGAGTTAAGAAGTACAACGAAGGATTCTTAATTAACGGTGATGGAACTGTAAGCGGTTTGAAAACTCTTATTTCTTCTGCTACTGCTTGTGGTGCTAGTGTACCTGCAGGTGCTGCTGCTTGGACTGTTTCTAACGCTGTTGCTCAAGCATTGGATTTGTTTGATGCTATCGACGAAAGCGTTAAAGATCGTGATGACTTAATCATGGTTGTTAGCCCAGCTAACTTTAACACTTTACGTAGAGCGCTAGTTGCTCAGAATTACTACCACTACAACCAAGGTGATGGTAAGACATTGGATTTGATTGGAACTAACTGTAAAGTAGTTAAGTCTAGCGGTTTGGTTGGATCTAACAACGTATTTGCTGGCCCTGCCGGATTTATTGTTGCTGGAACTGGCTTGCAAGACGATATGTCTACAATGCAGTTCTTCTATGATCGCGGAGAGGATACTGTTAAGTTCACTGCGAAGTGGAGATTAGGTATCGCTGTTCACCAATGTAACGTTTTCGCTACTAACGATTTGGCGTAAACCCTAAAATTAAAAAATAAAGAATCAGATTATGGCATGTTCAAATTTAACCGCAGGTTTTACTTTAGACTGTAATGACTCTAACGGTGGAGTTGAAAAAATCTTCATCGCTAACGGTCCTGTTCAAAGTATTACTGAATCTGCAGGGGTTGTAACTGCAATCACTGTTGGAGGATCTGCACTAACGCCATCTGACTTCTTTGAATTTGAGGTACCTCGTCAAACTAGTTCATTCACTGAGACTCATACTGTTTCTCAGGAAAATGGAACTCTTTTCTATGACCAAGCTCTTACAGCAGTTTTCAATAAAATGGAAGCAACTAAGCGTAATGAGTTACTCTTAATGGGCCAAGCCACTAACATGGTTGTTGTCTTTAAAGATAATAACGGAAAGTACTGGTCTGTTGGATTGGAAAGAGGAGCTTATATGACTAGCGGAACAAGCACAAGTGGAACTGCTTACGGTGACAGAAACGGTTATGAAATCGTTATCTCTGGAACTGAAGTAGAACCATCTTACGAGATCACCTCTACTATTGTGGAATCATAATAGGTTCAGAGAAGCAGACACGCGACTGCATATATACCTCAAGGGGCTCAGGAAACTGGGCCCCTTTTTTGCGCTTGGGAAAGTCTACCTTTAAGAGCTGCCTTAGCTGCCTTTTCCCTATCCGTTTCTAAACCTAATGCCTTTTGCCATGCACACTGCATTTCGTAGGCTTCTCTCCGTGTCCGTTTACATCCTACAATTCTGTAACTTAGGTCAGTTCTTCCGTAAAAAGTACCTGCTCCGTTTCTAGGTGGTCTTCTCGTATGATCGTAAAATCTCCACTTAGGACTTTTACTTTCACCTACATAAAGTGGTGTTCCGGTTGAGTCTTGGATAATATAAACGTAGTACATTGCTTTTATTTTATTTATCCAACACCCCAGTTGCATTTTATATTTAGTCTAAATAGGCACAACTATGACCCTAACTATACTAACCGGCACAACAAACTATTCTTTCTACACAAATGATACAAATGTTACTGCTGGTACCTTTGCCTTAGAGATCACAAGTCAGTGGACTAATCGTTCACAAATCAGTGTAACACCCACTCTTGTACTATCTAATGATAGGTATACCGAATGGTCATTTACACTGGCTACAGATGAAGGTGATAAACACTATAATGGAATGGGTAACTATATACTAAGCAAGGACGGTGTAGAGTTAAGTAGTGGAAGTCTTAAACTTATCTATAGTCCAGGTGGGGAAACGGGAACCACATCTTACGTAAGTGCCAATGAAAATCGCGAAGCCGATGTTTTCTATAGACCGGCCTACTAATAAATAGAATAAAGAAAAGGATATGTCAAACGAAAAAGCATACGAAGTTATAGGACAAAAATTTGAAGCACTACAGTTACCTGAAATTAGGGATGTACGTGGTAAAGATTGGATGTTCTATGGCACAGAAAATCTCTATCCACAAACACTTATTGACCTGTATAATAATAGCGCTATGCACCACACATGCGTACAGGCAATTAAGGACGGAATCATTGGTGAAGGTATTGAAATTATTGGAGATGAGGTTGTTAATACAAAAGGTGAAACTGTTAATGAAGTTTTTGAAAAGATCTCACAAGACTTTGTACTCTTTAACGGTTATGCACTAAATGTAATTTGGAATAAGGAAGGTACAAGAATAGTTGAAATGTATCACTTACCCTTTAACAATGTTCGCAGTGGTAAATGGGATGAAGATGATAATGTAACCGAATACTTCTATAGCAGTGATTGGACCAATATACGTAAGTATAAGCCTAATGCTTATCGCTCATTTAATCCCTTAGACAACAGGGGAGATGCTGCAAGCCAGATCTATTACTGTTACACCTATACTCCAGGTAATGATTACTATCCACTTCCTGACTATGTAGGTGCACTTAATGATATACAGTTGGATGGTCGTGTAAGTAAGTTCCACAATGCTAATATCTCTAACGGACTTGCTCCTTCACTCTTTTTACAATTCCGCAATGGAATACCAACACCTGAGGCACGCAGAGATATCTATAATGAAATTGAAGATACCTTTGCAGGAGAAGATAAAGCCGGGAGATTTTTCCTTAGCTTTAGTGAACCAGGTAAAGAGTTAGAGGTTACTCCAATTGAGGCAGCCAATGATGATTACTACATCACACTAGAGACTCGTATCTCTTCACGTATATTAACCGCTCACAGGATTACTTCGCCCTTACTACTGGGCATCAAAGATGCGTCTGGCTTCTCTAGTAATGCTGATGAGATCCGTATTAGTTATGATCACTTTGAAGGTACTGTAGTGGAACCTAAGAGAAAGAAAATTCTTTCTTCATTTGGTTACATCTTACGTGCGATGGGTTGGAATATAACACTTACGGTAATTCCTAATAAGATTCTTATTGAGGATATGAATGTTAACCAGACAGAAACTGTTGAAGTAAAAGAAATACAAGAATAATGGCAAGAATAGCACTACTCGTTAGCGAGCAAAGAATGAAGGACTATACAGCCCTAGACAATAATACTAGAACCGAAGAGATCACTCCCTTTATCTTAAATGCACAAGATGTGTATATCCAAGATACCTTAGGTACTAAGTTTTATGATGAACTTAAGGATGGAGTAGTTAACGGTACACTTACGAGTGATGAGCAAACACTTCTTAATGATTACATTGCCCAACCCTTAATGCACTTTGCCCTCTATCTTATGTTACCTACACTTAAGTATAAGATTGTAGAAAAAGGACTACTTAGCGGAACTAGTGAAGAAACACAACCTACTACTCTTGAGGAACTCCAGTATGTTCGCCAAAGTGAAAGAGACTTGGCAGAGTTTTACATGGAAAGGTTACGCGAATACCTTAAGGATAATCCTGGTATGTTTCCTTCATACGATAACTATGGTGTTGATGGAATGGCTCC